CCTCCACCCAAACCGAAAGGAAGTGTGATATGGCTACAACGAGTAACTCCAATGGCAATCAAGTCTCTCCCGCGGAAACGCGAGAGTGGAACTTGTTCGCATATAGAGCATTCGCCCGTATCGTCGCCCGAAAGCACGATATGGTGTTGCCAGAAATCGATGTTAGTTCTCTCAGTGATGAAGAACTGACTCGACGAGTCCGACTTTTGTCAGAACTCGCGCACCTCCCACCGGCCTAAGTGAAGGGTCTCTAGGGAAGATCTTTTGATCTTCTTAACCTCAGCAGAGCCAAGGACTAAGATTATGACACAGCGATTTCGTTTTATAGATAAAAGAAAGGATACACCGAACACGAAGATTGAAGTTTGGTACAAAAACTTCTGCACAGATGCAGCTAGTTGGGGTACCCAGACAACATACTCCGGTTCATCGTATCCGATCGGTCTCTATAGAACGATGACTGATATCGCTGATAACGCGCCTAAACGAAATCGTGGGGTAGAAGGCTATCGCTTTAATGCGATGAACTCCTATTCTGTTGAGATCGAGAACGGCACGGGTTCTTCTTTTGACTACGAGGCTAAGGCTCCCATTTGCACCGGTGGTCAGTTATATCGTAACCGATACCGGCGCATTGAAGGAAACCTGACGCTTGGTAGACAGATGTCGGGCTTTAGTTTTGATAAGGACCCTCTTTCGAATGGTCTTTACGATACTATCGTTCCGATATCTTCTTCGAAGATGAACCGCATGATTAATCTTGCAACAACGTCAGTGTGGAACAAAAGAGGGAGAGGCGGTTCAGAGAGTAATCTCTACGAATCGCTTGCCGAGGTCGATAAGACTCTAGGCATGCTTACTGGCTATCTAAATTCCGCAAGGAAAATAGCTGAAGCCGCTAAGCGTTCTAATCCTCGCGAATTTCTTCGCGAGGCCTCTGCTGTATATCTCATGACACGGTATGGCTTCGCGCCTACCGTTAATGACATATTTAACACACTTGAGGCTCTGCAGGCCAATGTAGGAGTTGTATTGGAATCATCTCGTGCTCAAGAGGTAATGGAGGACTCTACGTCCTTTGCTACTTCTCAACAGTACGAGTTGAGACCTTTACAGTTCACGGGTTTGATGACACAACAAACCGTCGTCAAAGTCCGTGTACTCTCCGTGGACCAATATAACAGAACGATACTCGATGCCCTTGGTTTAAGTTTCAAGAATCTTGCAACTTTACCTTGGGAATTACTCAAGATGTCGTTCGTGTATGATTGGTTTGCTAACGTTGGGGACCTAATTGGAGCCCTAACGCCAGCTTTTGGCCTGAAACAGATCGGTTCTTGTATTGTTATCACCACTGAACAGACAAATACGTATAATCTTTTAGGTACTAACCTATTAGATTCTACGAATTATACTTTGTACAATGGTGCTAATCCTTGTTCGTGTAAACAAACAAAGAAGAAATACTCCCGATCTATCGGTTTAGGTGCTCCTATGCTAGCGATTAGGCTTGATTTCAAGCTTGATCATTTGCTAAGAGCTGCCGACGCTGCCACTCTGTTACTTCAACGAATGAAGAAGTAACTGTTCTCTCTCTTCAACATTTAAGGTATATAAACCTTGTCCCTCACTTTTAATGCTAAAACGTACGCTCCTGATTCCTACGGCAGTAATGCCGTTGGTTACATCGGTGCGACGAAAACTGTTTCGATTAAGGACGATTTCGTCCTTCGTCGTACAGCTCCGTCGCCCGTTAGTAACTTCTCGGGCGTAGCGAAAGCTTCGGCTAAGATGACTCGAACCTTGACTCTGACGAATGCCCTCACCCCTTCGGGTGATGGTATCGTTGAAATCAAGTTCAGTATCCCGGTCGGTGCTGCTAGTGCTGATGTGGACGCGCTGTTGAACGATACTGGCGCCTATCTTAGTTCAGCTTCTGCGAAGTTGCTGGCTAAGAACCAACAAGTCTCTTACTGAGGTAACTCAGTGCGAGACGCGTTGATCACGGTCACTGCAATCGCAGTGATTATCGCTTCGGTCCTAGTAACTAAGGACCTTGTTCGTTCTTCTGGAGATTTTCGTAATGAAAACCCCCGCTTGGTTTCGGGTCAAAACTTTGAACCGAAAACTGTCCAAGAGATCTCTGCGGTTTTACCTGGAGATCTTACATCAGTATGTCAAGACTCATTCGCATCTTGCCTGCTTAAGTCTTTCTTCTGAATTCATTCTCACATTAAAGGAGAAAGATCTTCGTGATGAAAAGACTGTTGTCAGGCTTCTTGCGAGTGCTGATTCCTTATCTTCTACAGCGTATGAAGATGCGACGCAACATTACGTCGCGAATCAGTTAGCCGCACTGATAAAGAAGTATCCTTTCCCTGTTAAAGGCCTTGCGGCCCGCGCAGAAAAGAATGCTTGGAAGAAATTCATTCAAAGCGAGCAGAAATGCGACGTGATGAATGAATACTTCCTAGGTCGTCTGTCCTTGTTACAAGGATTTCGACCCTCTGAAGAGCTTTTAGATAAAATGAGATCCTACATCACTTACGTGTTGGGGGTCTCACCTAATCTTGAGCGAATCAGTGATCAGTGCGACTTCGGTCCTGGGGCTAGCATCGGGATTCACGGTAATGCCACCAATAAGAAAAGGAAACTTCTCTCAGATTGGTCCGTGACTGCCGGAGCTCACGACTATGCTCGATATACGCTTCATAAACATCTTCAGGTTCACGAGTTGCTCGTGACTGTCGATGAATATGTTCAGGATGACGATGTGTTCTTACACAAATTCGTCCAGCGTCGTGTCATAGTCGACCATAACGAAATTACATTCGTTCCGAAGACCACGCTTACGCGTAGGTCTATTGCCATTGAACCGTGCCTTAATAGTTATATGCAGAAAGGCGTCGATCTAGAGATGCGCTCTCTTCTTAGGAAGAGAGTATCCATAGATCTTACCAATCAGCTTATAAACTCCGAGATGGCCCGTGAGGGTTCGCTCGGTATAGGTGATGCTTTCTCAACTATTGATCTGTCTAGTGCTAGTGATAGCATTTCAACAGAACTTGTGAGACAGCTTCTTCCCCCGGACTGGTTCTATCTTTTGGATAGACTCAGATCCAAGTCGTACAAATATAAGAACAAGGTTTATCCTTATTCGAAGTTTTGTTCGATGGGTAACGGTTTCTGTTTTCCCCTTCAAACCCTTATATTCGCTGCCGCCTGCCATGCAGTTGGTGGAGGTCAACCTAACGTTGACTATCGAGTATATGGAGATGATATCATAATTCGCGGTACTAGAGCAGATGCTGTTATCGACCTTCTCAGGACGATAGGCTTCGATACTAATACGGACAAGACGTTTACGTCAGGTCCATTTCGCGAATCTTGTGGGGAAGACTACTGGCAAGGGGTAAACGTGCGCCCTGTATACTTGGATTATCCTCTCGATTCACTCGAGAGTTATTTCAAGTTTCATAACTCAACAATGCGAAGCGATCTTACGACCGTTTCGTTTGAATGGGCACGAGCTCGCTTGCGCGAGTCCGTACCTATCGGATTGCGATTCGTGGCACCGGCTTACGCTAGTGTTACGGATTCAGCTTTCCTCGTTGAGCCTTCCGACACTGATTTTCTGTCTTCTCCTCATACTCGATGGGCTAAAAGCCTGTGGTGCTGGGATTGGGCAGAACTTCAAACGGAACCTGTTCCGGATCGTAATAATTACGGTCGAGACAGGAGAGAGGTAGGCATAGCCTACTTATACGCGGCTTTATCTGGATCTGCATCCAGAAATACGTTCACCATTCGTCGTAAGACGAGGACGAACATAAGACGTATGTCTTATGAGGCAGCCACATCTATGTGGTTGCCTCCCCTGCGCTTGTGAGGGCGCGGGGGGTCTGA